TCCAAAATTAATAAAGGAGCCGATAAGAATCGCTTAAGTTGTCGCACAGACGAGAAACTTTATCAAATTTTTTACAAACTAGAATTACAAATCTTGGTAGAAATGATGTTACGTTTGTAGAACCAAATCTCCAACCTATGAAAAATGTGTTTAAAATAGACCAAGATTTTAGAAACCAAATTTATGAAAGGTTTGATAATAAGGGTGCTAAAAAGGTATTGGAAATTTTACAATATGAGTTGAGATTACAAGGTAGAAAAACAAGAGAAGGCAGGGGGTCAGGTAAAAGTGATGTAGTCCCTAATAAGTCATTGGCTTTTCATATTACGGGAATTACTAATTATAGATTACATGTGGATAATTCTTTTGATAATCTCTTCTTTATTGTATTTTTAGAAGCAAGTAGGGAGGGTAGTTCTTTTGAATACTATGAAGACCAGATTATATTCCCTAACGAGTCAAACTCTGCTAATTTTTTAAATTATAAAATAGACGATTGGCTTAAGATTTCTCCTAATGTTATTAGAAGAACAAAGCAGGATATTTTGGCGTATTTAGATTTCATTCAAACTACATATAGAACAAAGAAAATGATTTGGGATGAAATACCTGCAAATATCAAAACACAAATTACTAATAATATAAAAGAAATTATCGAAAGGTCATTATATGGCAATTTGACAATGAGAACAAGAAGAGGTGCGGGTGGTATGAGAGTTACAAAAAATGTTCTAAAAAGTATAGTTGATTTTAAACAATCTGCTGAACAGGATATGACTAAATTGTTTGGCGGTGTTAAAAGATTTAGAGATTTAAATAAGGAAGAACTAACAACATTTATACAAGAATTTAGCCCTAGAAATATAATAATAGATGATATTGCAAATGATATAAAGTTTGAATATATAATAACCAACAACGATTATAATGTATCTGGAAAAGCAGGAGATAAAATAACTCAGAAGGAAAAGTATTTAACAAGTAGAGCAGACGCTAGTATGAAATTTGCAATAATGGCTAAGACTGGTTCTTCTACTGCTGAAATGGGTTTGCTGTTAATAACTTTTGATTACGGAGAGGATGACAAAATGGACAAAATAGAAGCAACGTCTTTTACTATTACTAGAGAAGCCTTAGAATGGAGGGCATCTGATAGCGTTATTACTTCTAGTAAAGAAATTTCGTTGGAATATCCTTTTGATGAAATTGGTGTATATATGAGAGAAGTTATGACAGGGCCAGATACCTTTACATGGAGATTACAAATATATGAAGGCGCACCTCAACAAAGAGGATTTGAATTTGCTATGCCAAGATTAGACCCTACAACTAATCGCCGACTAGGTTTGGACCCCTTGTGGAGTAATATGAGGGCAAATCCTATTAGAGGTGAAGTTGTGGGTTATGCAGTAGGTAGAGGTATGAATGGTGGTTATCAATTTTTAATGCCAGATTCTACTCTTACAGCGGCAGGAGAAGCAGGTCAAATGTGTTTGGGTAGAATTTATATCAAATATTATGATGTAAATACAGAAAGGCAAATTACTGTCGGACAAATGGATGAACTTATTGAAGATGAAAATTTTACTTTAGAAAATTTAAAGGGTTTTATTATAAGCACTTATAGTGATTATAAAGGAGCATGTATCAAATTAGATAGAGACCGTGTAAGAAATGATACCTTAGGTGCTTTGTCAGAACCAAATATTCAAAGTGCTAATTATCCATCCCCCATGATGATGCAAGCAATAACTAGGGGTAGTGCTGGAGATTTTGGCCCTGATGGAAGACAATTAGGGCAAGATTTAGACCAAGAAATTGAAAATCCTAGTAGAGTAGGTAGAGAAGGGGCAATAATTCCTGGTGCTTCGGGCTTCACTATGACTATACAAGATTATACACAACAATTAAAACTTTTTAGAAAATTCGGTAAACCGTTTTTTGATTTTATAGATAGTAAAATAATAGAGGCTTTGAATAACGGAACACTAAAGTATGGGGCTAAATCAGTCCTTGTGGGGACAACAGATGGTGAGGGTTACTATGTTCCCATCTCCTCACCAGATGTAACAATTATTCACAGACCTTCTCCTGAACAAGAATACACAATCGGAGGAGAACCTAGATATAGAACAGAAGAATTTATAGATGACGGACCAGATGATGAAGATGACCCTTGAGGTGAATAAAATGAGCGATATGATAAGAAGAAAATTGAACGAAGCAAAAAAGAGTTTAACGAAAATTGAAAAGGATGTAAATAAAGAACCTCCTAAAGAACGCAAAACAAGAGATATGTCAATGAATGTTCCTGAAGTTCCCCCTGATACATTTAAGCCAGATGAAAATATTCCAGGTTTTATTTCAGGTGGACCTAGAATGAGTAAAAAGTGGAAACAGGTGTAAATATGGTAAGAGGACTTGCACCCCCCCAAGATAATGTTTCTTTAGAAACACAATATCTTTCAGTTAATAGTTTAAATGACCTAAAGCGTTATATTTCTAGTTTAGAAACTGATAAGGATGCAAAACAAATCCTATCTACAATTAATCAAAGAAATCTAGCAAAGGCTATTGAAGAGTTTGCTGAATCTAACGATGCCTTTCCATATGAAGATTTTGAATACCTATTAGAAGAAGAAATTATTGATGAAATAATTAAAAATGAAATTATGGAGTATAAGGATAAATTGTATGAAGTGGGAAAAATTTTGGAAAAAGGGGAGATTGCCCTAAAGAAAGATGGAACTGTAAGGGCTAAGATTAATCCAAAGGATGACAAAATGACAAGAACCCTTAGATTGAATATTCCTGTTGATAAAAAACCTACAAATTTTATTAGTGGAAGTTCAATTTCTCTTGCTAACGAAGATTTGTCAATAGAACCATTACTTACAAAGGCATATCAACAAATGGTTAGAACCTTTGGATTGGGTTTTCAAAGGAAAGAATCTCTAATGCCTTCCATTATGAAAGCCCTTTATGCCAGACTACTGGAAGTAAAGTCTAAGTCGAGAAATCTAGTTACAACCATTGAATTTTTTGATAAGTTTAATTCAGCAGTTCAAGAAGTACAAAGGATTATCGAATTAGATTATGATACAAAATCGTTTATGGGGACTATTTCAGGAATCGCTAGAAGTCAAAAGAGATTTTTGAACAAAAATTTAGAAACATTTGCATACTTTTTAGTATATGATGACTATGGTGTTGATGAAGAGAATGCTGAAAAAATTGACAGCATCTTAAATAAGAAATTTATTTTAGGCGACGAAGAACAAACTCTAAAATTAATTCTACTAAGAGTATATCTACAACTTTACAGAATGTCTGAAATTGTTTATGAGGCTAATGAAACGAAAGAAGATTTAGATTCTGGCGAACTAAAACTTTCGTTAGAATTCCTAAAGGCTGACATTTCTTCACTTGATGAGGATAGAAGAAGGGAGATAAAGACCATATTGCAAAACTCCCATCCCACAGAATACTTTGGTGAAGATTATTTGAAGTTAGGAAAACTTATAAATATATTGGGCGATGTGGCTGATACAGACGAGGAAACATTATTGGAAGAATTGGGTGTCGAAAACCTGCAAATGGTAAAGAAAGCGGCCGCTTTGAGAAAAATATATGAAAGACTTTATAGAACTCTAAGAGATATTATATATGAAGAGGAATAAACATGGAAGAAGAAATTGTAAACGTATTGAAAATGCTAGTAGAAAAGGTTCAAGATTTGGAACGTAAGTTACTTGAATCAGAAACCACATTGATTAAGTCGGGCTTTGTTGCTACAACGCCCTCTCCTTATTCAAAACCAAATAGAGGTATACCCTCTAATAAAGAAATTCAAAGTATGGATTGGGATGATATTCATGACTTTGTATCAAAAATGGAGGGAAGATAATGAACGACGAAAAATCAGAATTTAGCCTATACACAGAACTATTGACAAGATTGCAAGAACTAGAAAGTGTTATTAATAACGCATTGGGTTCAGAAGACTTTGAGGCTGAAGTAAATACATATAAACCAATTAAGCCTAAGGTTGTAGATGTAGAAAGATTGGCTGCTAAACATGTAAGCAGTAGTCCATCTATCGCTAAGAGTCCACGCAGTAGAAAACTAATGCCAGAAAATCTAATCTACAAAGATGAAGAAACAGAACCTAGAGAAGACCCACCAGAAATGGGGGATTCTGAAATGCCTAAAAATGTTGAGGATTCAGAACTTCCTGAAGATTCGCAGGAAAAGCAATTGGAGTTGGCTTTGGAAACTGCTCTTGCCCTATTGAGAAAGAAGAAGAATACTCTCTCGGTTATTGATTCTGAGGCAAATAGAGTTAGACCACCTCTTGACTCATAGGTGATAAATTGAATCCTTTTGAAATACCTTTCGATAGTATCAATAAAAATGTTTCTTCACTAAGAAACATGGTTAGGGCTACTTTTTTAAGTGCTAAGGATAATCCCAAAGCATATGAAAAAGATTGGGAAAGATTAGTTGTCGAGTTAAGAGAAATGTTGGAAGACCCCGCAATTAAAGAAAGATTTCCTAATATTGACACAAGCCTTTTATATTCTGATGATTCTTATAACACGATGGAACAGGGGCAACAATTGTATGAACAATTTATGACAGAACAAGCACCTGTTGAGATTATAAAGCAGGATAAGCCAGAAAAATTTATTGAGCCTAACAAGCCCATGTATCGCATATTTGATATTGAGGACATGAAAGAGATTAACGGTTTTACGGGAGATTTTTTTGTTCAAGAAAAATATGATGGTTTGCGAGTGCAAATTCATAAGTTTAATAACGAGGTTAAAATTTACAGTTTTAACGGAAGGGATATTACCAATAAGTTTGAAAAGTGTGTAAAGGTTCTTGAAGAAAGAACGTTCCCCAATTGCATTTTAGACGGTGAAGCCGTTCTTTACAAGGGGGATGACCCGTTGGTTAGAGCCGATACTCTCGCATTTATTAACCGAAAGGTAGAATCTGAGGGAGATATTAAACTCCACATTTTTGACATAATGTATTTTGAAGATGAATCTATTGCTATGGAAAAACTAGAGGATAGAATGCAAACTTTAATTTCAAATTTTTCAGCACATTCCGATGAGCGAGTAATGTTCCCTAATAAGAAAAATACTAGGGAAGCCGATTCAATGGAAGAGATTGAAGAGTATGCTATGGAAATTATGAATAATCCTACATCAGAAGGTGTAGTAATTAAGGATGCAAAGTCTTCCTATATTATTGGTAAAAAGAAAAACCCTAAGTGGATTAAGTGGAAAAAATTTGTAGACCTTGACGTGATGGTTCTCGCAGTTAAGGAAAATAAAAATGGCACATTTGGTTACACAATTGGTGTCGGCCCTGTTGAAGAAGATACCCCAAAGGCATTTGAACTTGAAGGTAAATTCTATATGAATTTGGGTAAGACCACAAATACAAATAAAGAGGTAGAGGTTGGTAAAATAATTAGAGTAAAGGCAGATGAAATTATGGGTAATCCGAAAAAGGGTTTCTCGCTTTTTAATTCTAAATTCCATGAGATTCCCGAAGCGGCTGAACCAGAAAAATTAATCACCCTAGAATTTTTAACTAAAGATGGAAAGAAAAGTTTGGGAGATTACACTATTGATGCTTTAACGAAATCATACACTATTACCGATAATGTTCACGGAATGGCTAAATTTGACACAGGTTTAGACCTTGACGGATTTGTATTTCACGGATTTAAAGATAAAAACCTTATGTCTAAAAATGCCCTAATTAATAAAGATATGTGGGAAAAACAATTAAAGGCTGCCTATGGAAAAGACAATGGAAAGTTCTTTGTCTTTGTTCAACAATTGTTAGAAAATAGGTCATTAAATGATGAGCAGGTTTTTAGAGAAGGTGTTAAGTATGACGCTAAAATGATGAATCGTCTATTTGGGGAAAAGAATGGACTAAAAGAAATGCGAAATAGGTTAAAGAGGGGCGGTAAAGTATACGGGATTGAATTTAGAAGCGACCCAACAGGCTCTACTCGCTTTACATATGATAGTGATACATTGGCAAAGGCAGTAGAAAGAAATGGTAAATTTCAACTATGGGCTAATAATGACCGCAATCTCTACTTTGTAATTGACTATAAAGACGATAAGATGATTTGGAAGATTGACACCAACTCGGATGAAGAAGTGTATGACCTTTTAGGAGAGGCAGGTAAATATCCCGCTATTGCCACTAAAGACTTAGAACAAAAAATCTTATTGGACAAAGGTAATTTGATTTTAGGCGCACAGCGAAATGATTACCATGAGTATATTATCAAGGGAGAGGACATTGTTTCTAAACTCCACGTTAGATATTTACCCGTAGATGGTAAAGAAATGTTTTTAGCATGGACAGGGTATGAAAATAAGCCGACACCCGATTCATCAGATGAAGGAAAAATAGATATTTATGACAAAAATTGACTCATATTTCAAGAAAGGTTAATATAGTCGAACATACAAATATAATATCATGCAGTTAAGGACACCTATGTTTGGAAGTGACTTACATAGTGGGGGAGAACTTGTTATTCTCAAGGAGGATAAAGATACCGTAATTGCAGGTTACGCATCAGTAGATGTTGTAGATAAGCAAAATGATAAGATTACATTGGGCGCAATTAAAGAAGCGGCTGATAAATTCATGAAGCAAGATAGATATAGAAATGTGATGATTACACATTCTAATGTGCAGGTCGGAGAAGTAGTAGACCAATATACAGATTCCAATGGTAAAGTCCTAAAAACAGGCGTTGATGATACAGGGTTTTTTGTAGTGATAAAATTAAGAAGTGATATTGAGAAAGCGAAAGATGTTGCGAGGGATATTCGTCGTGGCAAACTTCGTTCTTTCTCAATTGGTGGTCAAGCAATTAACAAGACCAATAAATATGATTCCGATGCGGGAACATACAAAGAAATTGATAAACTTGAATTGCATGAGATTACCATTTGTGAAGAGGGGATTAACCCCGAAGCCAAATTTAATATTGTAAAGGAGGACAAAAATATGAGCGAAATTGAAAAAGCACTAAGCGAGTTTAATGAAGTAATGGCAGAACTTAAGGAAACTATCCTAAAGGAAGAAGGTGACAAAGACATCGAATCTATGGATAGTATGCGAGAGGAAGGAGCCGACATCCGAATGGAGGATGTTGATGATGAAGAAGCAACAAAGACTGATTATGACAATGATGAGAAAACTGTTGAAATGGGAGACTATGAAACAGAAGACTATGAAGCAGGTGATTATGATATGGACAAGAAATCTGAGGAAATCTCAACTCTTGACCTTTCACCTTCTAACATCGAAAAAGCATATGAAGCATTTAGAGCCGAAAAGGAAGAAGAGAGAGCCTATGCAGTTATCAAAGAACAATTTGAAAACCGCTACAAGGAAGAACTTCTAGTTGAAAAAGCCGAGTCTGAAAAGGCTAAGTTTGATGCACAGTCCGCAATCGGTTCTATTGCTAGCGAACTAAGCGAACTAAAGAAATCTTTGGAGAGCGACGTTATTGCAAAGGCAGAACAAAGAGAGGCTAATACCGTAACTGTTGGCGACATTGCTAACATGTCATGGGAAGAAGCCCATAACGAATTTTCCCGTTTGAAGGGGGGTAACTAAACATGAGTGGATATTTTAAGACTATCGGAGACATGGAGCGAGCGACCTATGGTATAGGAAGCGACAACGTATTGAAATCAACAGGCATTACTTCGGGTATTGAAGGACGACACTATTCAACAGGTTCATCTGGAGATGCACAAACAACTGAACTTTACAACATTGTATTTGGACAAAAAGTTTGGTCAATGATTAACCGTGAAATGAATGCACTTTCTATGCTTCCTAAGAAGCCGTGGAAGTCTAGCGGTTGGAGAATGCTAAAATCCCGTGCTATTGGTGGTAATGATGATACTTTCTCAGTATCTGACGCTGATGATTTGGGAGGACAACCTGAAAATCAAGCACTTTCTAGCATTACTAACGTAAAGCCAGATTACACAACCCTATCTGTAACTCCAAAGACTGTTGCACATACTTTTGAGATTTCTGAAATTGCTCAATTGATGGCAGGAATGGATGACGGTATTGGCGACCTTATTGCTAACTACCGTGAAGAAGTTGGAATTACTCACGCAGAAGTTATGAATGCAATGGTTTTGCAGGATTTGACACAAACAGCAGGAAAGGGTCTTGACCATTCTGGCTTTAGCGGTGTAGATAATGCTCTTACATCTTTGTATAAGATTATTGCTACTCACGCTGAAACCAACGCTATGCAAAATTACGCAAACAAGAATGATTTGTATGGACAAACAAGAGCAGGTTCGGGAACAGAATACCTTGAGGCTTACGTTGATTCCAATTCAGGAACTGATAGAAACCTAACAGTTAATCTCCTAAATACTGCTTTGAGAAACCTCATGGCAAGAGGCGGAGACCCTAAGGTTATTCTAACAGGATATGATACTATTCAGACTTTGGGTGAATTGCTACAAGCACAAGAAAGATTCATGGGTCGAACAGAAGTTGTTCCTTCCCATTCAGGAATTAAGGGCGTTTCTGGCCGAGAGGTTGGTTTCCGTGTTGCTACTTATCACGACATTCCTATTATCCCAGTTAAGGATATGCCGAATGGTGGTGCAGGACTTTCAGATATTCTAATTCTAGATACTGACCATTTGTTCCTTTGCACACTAAAACCTACTGAATACTTTGAAGGTGGAATTAATGCAGATGTTTTCGGACACGGAAAGTTGGGTCATCGAGGACTTTACAGAACTGTTGCTGAAACTATGTGTACTTACTTTAGAGGACAAGGCAAGATTATTGACCTACAATGAGGTGATTTAATTGACACATACAGTAACACTAGTAGCCGACCATCATGGATTTACAGGTCCAAAGGTTCAAGGCCACGAATATTATGTAGACGCAATTATTGATGTAACTGACATTGATGATGTACTAACAACGACAGGTGATTTTGTCGCTTCGGCAAACACCTTCCGACGAACAAGCGGAACTGTAATTAGCGGTTTAACTGTCGGTAATTTGGTTACTATCGGTAGCGCAGCAAGTGGAGCAAATAACATTGATTCAAGAATTACAGCAATTGATGGTGATTTGATTACCTTTACTACAATAGGTGCTGACGGAAGTAACGACGAAATTACCCTTAGTAAGACAAACGCTGTTATCCCTTATTCTGAATTTGGACTAAGTAGCGTTTCACAGGTATTTATTTTGGGTCAAGAAGATATGGACATCCATTGGACTGTTGAATTGGGAACTGACGGAAACTCTTTTAAGGCGGATAATTTGGTTTTGCGCCCCCGTAAGAGAAATTCAGTATCTACCGCACATCCTACAAACGATTGTGGAACAGTTAGAGTAAGACTTTTGGGACAACTCTGAGGTGATTAATTGAGAGTAAAAAATACTACGGGTGGAACGAAAATTGTTCTCGGCAAGTCATATCTCGGTAATCAAGAGTTTGACGCTGATGAAGAGTTGCGTGGTATTTTTCTAAGAAACAATTTCACTATTTTGGATGAAATTGTGGAGGAAGTGGAAGAGGTTGTTGAGGAAGTTTCCGATGATACAGCCTCTCCACTACCCGACTTAGATAGTATGACAAAGAGAGAATTGCAAGCACATTTGCGCTCTCTAGGTATTCCATTTAAATTGTCACAAAACAAGTCTGACCTTGTTGGTCTATTTAGTGAAGAAGAGTAAGTTTTATTACTTACCTATCTTTGCGTATAACTAAGGAGATGATAATATGCCTATGAATTCAACAGAAATAACAGCGAACACAATTCTATCTACTACGGGTGGAAAATTTGACGGAATAATTTACTTTAACGGTGGAACAGCCTCAGTAATTAACGTATTCGATAATACGGTTGCTGATGCTCAATTCCCGTGTGATTTTAACAACGACCCAACAATACAACTTGCTGATACTTCGGTATTGGCAGTAGGTATGTTTGTAACAGGAACAGGTATTCCCAATGGTGCTACAATTGCCTCAATTACAGATGCTAATACATTTGAATTAAGTGTATCCACAACAGGGGGTAATCGTGGAAGTGGTGATGGTATATTGACCTTTATTGACGTAACAAATCGAATTGCTAAATTCAATATTGCCGCAGATACCTCCGATGTAATTAGAGGTCTTGACGTTATTTGCAGAAATGGTATTAAGATTATTGCTGATAACTTTACCACACTTGAAATCTTTGCCCTTACTAATTAGGGGGCTAAAGAATGACAACGATACCAGAATTTGGTTACATTAAGCCCGATGACCTTAAAGGTGGTAGTGGAGACATTATTACTAGAAAGGATTGGAATGCGGGTTTTTCAGAAGAAGCCATTGTAGCATACGTTATGTATAAGGCTTCTAAGGTCAATAAGAGTTTGAAGACTAAAATTGATAATGCTCTAACGCCATTTAAATTAAAAAACATGGTTACATTTTTGACCAGAAATCATCGAGTGGGTGGTTATGATGATGCCGAATTTGATTCTATTAACACAAATGCCTTAGAAAAACTAAAAGACCAATCTCTTGTATCTTTTATACAGGAATATTTTGATGAAGATTCAGTTTCTAATTTACAGAAGCATTTAGACTTTGCAGAAGAACATGATAAAATGGTCTTCACAATGAAAGAGATTGATGGTGAACCGTTTAAGGTTGAGTCGGCCTCTTATGATAAAATTATGGCCTTTAAGGTTGGCGATTTGTTAGATGAGAAAAAAACTAATTTAGATTTTATTACATTTTTTGATGTGTACGATGAAGACTTTCAAGAATACTTCGGACAATTGTTGCCTATTACCTTTGCTAAAAAACAGGTAAAGGGTGCTAGTGGAGAACTGTTGGGCGGTGAATTAGCAAATAAAATTAGTGAGTATATTAAGGAGAACGAAAAAGTAAATATCGAGGCTATGGTTGTCGGTATGGAGTTGCTTGTTTCTAACGCAATTGATAGTTACATTAGTGGTATATTTAGTCAAGATTTTGAATTTGAATATGGTCAAAGTCCTAACACTTATAGAACCGTAGATTCTTTAAGTTTTACTGAAAATGAGGCTAAGGTTTTACTAAGACAAGTTTCAGATAGTGAAATGTTTGAAGGTAACGATGGTTCACAATTCGTTTTAGATTTAAATGAATTAGATGATGAAGAATTTAACGAATTGATAAGAATTTTGGTTGAAGTTAGTGCTAATACCACATACGGTCCTGCCTTTAAAAGAAAGGCTAAGAATTTGATGAACAATGCCATTGAAGGATATGCTAACTACATTAGAAAGAATTGGTTTGATAGTGTTCCTGAATTTAGACAAATGCAATCAGAATTTGACCAAAGTATAGAACAAATTGTAGAAACGGCTACTGAAAGGGAAATGGTTACACCTGCAAAAATGGAAGAAATGGGTGCGGCTCAAACTATGGAGTCTGTCTATCTCAATGAGATGGACCTTACACAATACCTTAAAGATAAAATTCCTGAAATGGATTTTTCAAAGAAAGTAAAAATTGAAATACCCGATTTTAAACCCTATACGGTTAAGTTTGGCGAATCTGTTATTAGAACTGCTGGAAGAAGAAAGCAGGTTCTAAAGGATAGAAAGACAATTAATTTGGGCAAAGAAGGTAAAAAGATACGGGATGATTCTAGAGGTTCAAGGGCAAGATTTGAAGAAATAATTAAAAATACTGATGAAGATTTTAGAAAGCAAATGAAGACTATGTTTTCTAGACTAAACGCAAACAATGTTCATCTCAATATGTATAAATTATATGGTTTGATTAAAGCACTAACCGTAGATGATGTAATTTCAGAACTAGAACAATTTGAAGAACAAAGAGTTTTAGATGCTACTGATGAACAAACCCAAGAATTGTCTGAGGAAATGCTAAGTGCTTTTAATGTTGATATTGAAAATTATCAAGGTTTGGTTTTATCTCCAAGTGATGTTGAAGATAAATATGAACCTGTTATTGAATTTTTGAACGAAATAGATGACGTTTTGGAAGACGAGAATCAATTTATCCCTAAGATGAAAAAGTATGCTTTTGACGAAAATTTAGAAGATATTAGCGATAGCCTGAGCGAACTTCTCTATGATATGAACTCCAAATTGACTGAAATGGAAAAGGTCTATGAATCTGCAACGGGAAGTTATGAAGAACTTTCTGGTAAAGATTTGGAGGCGGCTAAAAAAACTAGAAGAGAAATGTTGGCACAAGATAACGATTTACCTGAAGTCTATGCCTTGTTTGAAAATGTTATGGAAACAATAATTATGAAAGAATTGAGAAGTCCTGATTATGTAGAACCTCCTTCAAATGAAGAAGTTTTTGATATGATTGACGGAATGGTTGAGTCTGATACTAATAAATTGGGCATCACAAGAGAAGTCGCTAATTCACTAAAAAGATATGATTATCAAAATCTAACCCCCGCTGTTGTATCTTCAATTAAGGCACTATTACCAAAAATAAATATAGAAGAAACACAAAAGGTTATGCAGGACATATATGGGGATGGGAAGCATTATAATGAAATTATGAAGGCGATTGCTGAAGCATTTTCTGGAACTGCTCTTAGCGATGTAACTAAATTTGGAAAACTAACAGTTGAAATTGAGGCTAATTTATTAAACATGGAAGGACAATTAAGCCCATATGGTAAAATAATGATAGAAACAGAATACAATGTAGAAGGTAATGTTAGACCACAATTAA